GTGGGCATTAGCCGTAGTGGTGATGCGGTAAAACCATGCCAATTGGCCGCTTGATGCGTTAGGCAATGGCGTACTAACCGATGCAGCGCCAGTCGTCAGATTCGCGCCAGTCGCGGTAATCGACATCGTCTGGAAGTTACGTGTTTTCATCTCGGTATCCTTTTAAAAAGACGGCCCCGAAGGGCCATCTACTTTATATTTCATTTATAAAATATCAGCTCACATCAACTACCGCCCCGTTAGCTTTCGGATTGCGAGCTTCCAAAGTCCATTCGCCCAGAATCTGGCGCTTGATGCTGTCGCCAGTCTTAGCCAGTTCCCACTGGGTGATCGGACGTTCCCAGGCGATTGCCCATTTTTCCGATTCCAGCACGAACACATCGCGTGCACGCTGGAAACGGTTAGGGACCGCTCGCAGAGTGCCGAAGTCCGAGATGTAGACATCCACAGAAGCGGTCAGGGACTTGTCTTCGCCTTTGTCAAAGCGAGTGGAGTTGCCCGAGAATGCAGAGAAGGTCTGCTTTGCGGCAGGACCCATCATGATTACGTCAGGATTGCCACCACTGGTGAAGACCTTTTGCAGAACGTCCTTCAGTTGCACTTCAGTGAAGGCGCGCGGGGTGCCATCAGTCTGTGCAACGTTGGTGACGTAGTTAGGTGCAACATAGCCGGCACCGCCGTTCACGTTTGCCGAGTCAACCCAGCCAACAAGGCCGCGGGATTGACGTGGCGAAGCTGCGGTCACGTTGTTCTGCGTCAGAGCGAACTCAATGTCACGCTTCAGCTCTTTCGCCTTCAATGCCATCTGGTAGGCCATCTCGGATGTGCGACCAGCCTTGTCCACGGTTTCCTGAGTGCCGGAAACAATCGCAGTTTTGGAAGAAATCTGCGTGCGGTTGCCCAAACGAACAGTCGGGGTAGTTGCATTGGCCGTTGCATCGTCACCTTCCAGCTGCGCATTATTCGCAGCTGCCGCCAGGTCCTGAGTCTGCCATTCGTGCAGGGTAGCAGTGGCTTTAGACTTTGCGCACAGGTTGAAGAACGGGGTATCGGTGGGTGCAATGTTATAAATCGCATCCGTGAGGTCTTCGCGATTGCCGATAGCGGCAGTAGTCAGGAAGGTATTAGTTGGGGCAGCCATTTTGGCTTCTCCTTAAATAATAGTTTGGAAGAAATTGGCAGTCGATTCCGTATTGCCGCCGCTCTTTTTCAGAGCTTGCATAGCTTTGGTACGACCATCCGTTGCTTTCGTTTGCGGGACGCCTGGACGCTCTACGATGGTTGGTGCGGCCTGAACTTTTTTGGTCGCTTCCTTAGCCCGTGTCATGAGTGCGTCGTATAGCATCGCCTTGCGAGCCATCAGCATTACCCGGTGATCTTCGATGCCGTTGACCTCTTCGGGCGTGAATTCATTCGCAACCATGTGGTCCCGAATCTTTTCACCATCAGCTTTAGCCTTGGCAACATCTTTCCACTCTGGAAGCTTGGCATAGAGTTTTTCTAGCTGCTCCGCCTGATAGGATTTCTTCGCTTCAGCCTGCTCTTGCTGATACTGCGCTTGTAACATCTGCAATTCCTGTTGAGCCTTAGCCATGTTCGCTTGCCTCTCTCGGAAGGTGCGTTCTTGGGTCAGGTACTCCACAGGGTCTGAATTCAAGAGTTCTTGCGTCAGCACTTTTTCTTGCTCACGCAAAATACTCTCACTGGTAATCAGATAGTTGCTCAGCTCACGTGCATAATGCTCGCGGTCGGAGCGTGCTTTCTGAATCTCTGCATCTGCTGCTTTACGTTGCTCAGCAGCAGCCATGGTCTTTTGTGTGTAATCCGCTTGGCGGAGATTGCCCTTATACAGTTCTGGAAGTTCTGATTTCTTGATCTGAACCTCTTTGCCATCAACCGTGATAGTCAGCAGCTCATCGGCCGGCGCATCCGCGCCTTCCTCTTCCGCAGCCAAACGTTCAGCAATATCATCTTCGCTTTCTTCGCCGCTATCCTCAACTTGCTCAGGCGCTTGCTTTACCTCTTCCTTTGGTTCATCAGGCGCAGCATTTGGCGCAGCTTCCTGAGTTGCTTCAGCCTTCGGGTTAATGATCGATTCAAACGCACCGGCAGTAGCTTCAATGCCGCCGCCCACGCCACCCTCCGAAGCAGACTCACGAAAGATATATTTCTTGCGAAGATTCAGGATATTCATTTGTTCCTCTTGGGTTCCTTGCGGAGTATCCAGTTAAAGCGAGACAATCTCGCCGGTCGTCAATTGGTACGCTGCCGCACCATGTTTCACTTCAAAGTTGATTCCATTCTTCCATTCGCCCGACTCTGCGTTAGGCTCCGGATGCCAGCAGCGAACAACCATCCGGTTCTCTGCCTTGATCGCATCCATCAAGCCCAGCCAATCAATTCCTTGACCTTTTTCGGGAGCGATCTTTGATACTCCAACTCCTTGCTCGCTAGCTTCCCTGTCTCCAGCGTTGCTTTGATACTGTTCTCCAGCTTCTGGCTCAACATGTACAGGTTCCACAGTTTTTCGCGGCCTTCCTGGTCTCTTACTGGTGACTGTTTCCATTGCTCAATAATCTCCTGTTGAATCATCCCAAATGCGCGTTGGAACTGCTCGTTGTTCAGCACCAACTGCGCTTGGTCAGCGTCATAAATGGCCTTATTCAGCTTCAGTTCATCATCCAAGGTCATTTGCGACTCCTTGATTTGCGGCATCCTCCGCCGCCATTAGTGTTGGATCGTTCACCTGTCCAGCAGAAATCTGAGCCTTCACAATCTCTGTATTAGCGCTCAGATCGGCCTTGTAACGATCAAGCTCCATTTGTAGGCGAGCCGTCTGTTCTTTCTCGAGAGCCATTCTCTGTCGGTTCTCTTCGCGCAAAGCTTCCAGGCGAGCTTCGTTCTCTGCCTTCAAACGTTGCTGCTCGGCTTCCAGTTCCTGGCGATTCCGATCAACTTGCATTTGTACTTCTGCCTCGATCTGCTTGATCTGCAGCGCGTTTTGACGATCAGCTTGGGCCTGTTCAGATTTGTATTGCATCTCACGCTGATGCTGTTGCTCGTCAAGCTGTGCTTTAACCACATTCGGATCTTGCTGTGGCTGAGGCGGCGGGTTGTTACGAGGGTCGGTGAAGAATTCGTCACCATTCTTGAAGCCAAGCGCGTTGGCAAGCTTCACATTCGCGTTGTAAATGGTCTGTGGATTAGCCACGCCAATAGCCAATGCCTGCCCCTGAGCCTGGGAAAGAGCCAGCAAGTGAGCAACCAACTGATCTTTGTTACCAGTGCCGAGGCCTACATTCACATTCAGGCTGAATTGATTCGTCCATTCACGCGGATCAACATTCACCCATTCACCGCCTACCTTAACCATTTCTGGCTTATTCTGGTAGTTCATAACCAGCTTCAGGATCATGTTTCCAAGGTCAGTGAAGCCAGTCTCGGCCATGTAGCGAGAGATAGCCTCTACGCGAGAATCAGCACGATTTGTGATGATGTTCGCGGCAGTCGCAGTCTGCTGGAGTTGGAGACCATTTCCGCCTTGGCTTTGGCGCGTCCAACCGGTCGATTCCTCGGTAAATGCCTCAAACCATTGCATCAGTTGCATTGCCGAGCCAGTATCGCCGATACCTTGATCCAAGCGGCCCACAGCAGCAGGAGACGTAACGCGAACCACACCACCAGGAGTAGAGCGGAGCAAGTCATCAAGGTTAACCTGATCCTTGACCGCGAAATATCTCCCGTTGACTTGCAGATATACGTTGTCCAGTTGAGCGCGGATCAGGCTTGTGTTGATGCGCTGCGGTTCGATTGCCAGGTCGGCCGGACACATTCCGTAGAACAAGTGCGGCAGTGGAATGGAGCCAAGCGCTACGAATGGAGGCTCATCGCACTCTTCGTTGGCGAAGATGTGAGTCCCGGACTTAACCACCTTGCGCCACTCAGGAATGCCATCACCGTCATAATCGACTTGTAGATATGCCTCGACAACCCAAATCAGCCGCTGCGACTCATCCAGGTTGCAGTTTTCATCGCTGAAATATGCACTATCGTCAATGTAATCCTCGCGCTCTACACGCTCCATACTTGACTCTGAGCCGGCATCTTCAGTAGGAAGATTGTCAGGGATGGTGTATCCCATGCTGCGCATGTAGCCAATAGAACGTTGGAACCTATGCCCACAGAATGGCGATGTCTTGATAGACTTGGCGCGCTTACTGATAAGAAACTCTTCAGGAGGGACATTCTCGATGCAGACACGCCCCCCAGTCTGTGTGCGCTTGCAGACGACATCGAACAGTTCCGGGTCCGGCTGTGCAGCAATCTGCTCCAATTGCTGCTGAATCTGCTGAACGGCTTGCGCCGCCTGGGGATTTTGCTGTGCAGCTTGCACGGCTTGCTGCAACTGCTGAGTGAGTTGCTGGATGGCCTGTTGCTTCTGCTTAATTGCCTCCTCGTCTGGATACGACTTCTGGCTTGTGACCTCAATTTCCGGGTCATCCATCAGTAAGGCAAGCTGCACATCAGTTTGGCCGTTGTACCGCTCGACAGTCTCTACGTCAGAGTTATCCCACCATACTTTGACGATGCCAACCTTCTGCATCAGTGCTTCGCGAATCCATGTGGCCGTGATTACGTAGCCGGGATTCTTCTGCCGAAAGATGTAATTTACATACTCGGAGATAAGTTTTGCCTTAGGCTCGTCGCCAGGTTTTGTCGGCTCGAACTCGAACACATTGTCCGAACCGTAGAAAGTTTTGAGCAAGGGCGCTTCCATGCCCAACACTGTATTGCGAACTGTCGTATCGACTACTCTCGAACGACCATCAACCTCTGGCGGTGCCAAATCTTCTTTTGGGATACCGAGGAAGTAATACTCATTGCGGCGGCGCATTTCCTCTAGCTTGCCATCACCATAGCCGTAAGACTGGCGTAGTTCGCTATCAATCAGCGCCAGCAGGTCATGCTCGGTCAAGCGTTCGGTCTTGTTTGCCATGTTTTTTCTGGGCGTCTCACGACGTTGCAGAATAAGGGTTGCTATTTCCGGTGATTCTACTACGAAATATTAAGCATTGGAAAATTTCGGTATTTTTAGAGAACTACCCCAATTACTGGGGGGCTCATGTGCAACACACATCAGTCCAAACGCATCTGCTCCATGGCTTGCCCAATCATGTTCAGGGCCTAACCCAATCTCACGTAGTTGATCTCGCTTTTCGTGATACCAGCCTAGAGCAGCTCGCCCACCCTCAGTAGTTTCCTCGTTAAACCAGATAGAAGGAAACAGTCTTCTTGCTGCATCAATCCTTTGTTTTGCTGCGCCTTTACCTTGATTCGGGATAACCGTCACCGTATATCCGATTTTCTGTAGCTCGCTTTGAACAGAGGCATCAAATACCGTGTCATTAGTCTCGCCATCATGCGGCAACCACCATTGTGCACGTTTTTCGGTGTACCCACGCTCCCTCGCCCATTCGACGTGAGTAGCTAATGGCCGGCCCTGTGCTTCGTAATAATCCAAAACCCTTATTTCATGCCCAATAAATTGAGCCGCCCATATAGCAAGAGAGTCAGCTCTCGCACCTGTGCCACCGATATCGCAATAAAGCCTGATTGTCATCAATGGGTCAGCAGCAGTACGGCCAATCCTGCCTTCATTTTTTGCTTTCAGCAGATATTTAGCGAAATATGCCCCTTCAAGCATCGTAGCGTGCTCCCCCTCCCATATGTGAGGGTATTGCTCTGGACGCTCTTCCAAGTCTCGCTGGCGCTCCCGTTCAAGTTTCGCCGGGAACTTTGGATTGTCACGCCAATTGAGCTGGACAATCTTGATGCGCGGGTCTTTGCTGCCTTTGAATCGCTTTTCTACCGCCGCGCCTTTTCGCTTTGGGTTCCATGTAACCCACAATTCTGCGTTCCACCCTTCCCCCTCTTCACGCAACGTAGGGATAAGCGTAGTAAATGCCTCATCAGTAACTGGCTCTGCTTCGTCAACCCAACAGATTAGAATCCGACCCTTGGATTTGATGCTTCCGATATTTCTGTCAAGGCCAGCAAATGAGAACCATATCTTTCCGCATTTGCTGCGGATATACTTTTCGCCAATCTCATACCAAGCAGCAAGCCAGGGCTCTTCTTCAATGGCACGTTTGCACTCTTCCAGGCTTGAGTCTTCCAGGGAGTTCATGAACTGACGTGCGCACAGGATTTGCCCCGTAACGCCAGCCATGCCGAATATGTAGCCACGAACAGCAGCCATCTTTGCAAAGGATCGAGTCTTGCCCGATCCCCTGCCGCCCTCGGCCCCCCTTACGTCAGCCTCACCCTCGAATACGGGGATAAGCTTTTCAGGAAGTTTAATCTGAACAGCACTCATTTCAGTGCGATAAGTTCAATGCGCGCTACAGTCTGCAAAGGATTATCTTTGTCCCCTTGCAACTGGAGTGGGAGTAGCTTTGGGTAAATGCTCGACCAGAAGGCGCGCTCGTTAAGAGGGTCTTCCTGAGCCCACTGCACCAAACGTTCAGCGCCGCCAAGCTTCTCAGCAGCGATTGCGATTGCCTCTTTAGCGCTGCGTGTAGTATGGTTTAATGCGCCCTTTGGCTTGCCAGGGTTACCTTTTCCGAATTTTGTCGTATTTTTCGACTCAGATTTAACATTTTCTTCCATGTCGGTTTCGGATTCCTCACGGAGTGTCCGTCCTCATGTTGGTTAAGGGATGCGTCGGAACAGGAATCCTTCCCATGAAGCACTGAGAATTACAC